GTCTTAAGAGTTCCAACCATATATTAAGAAGTCTAACGCCAAAGAGATTATGTTTGAACATAATGATTCCGGTTATAGACTGTATACCGCCGGGTCTCCTGAAGCGGGTAGGGGTATTACTCCCACTATTGCACATCTTTCAGAGGTAGCTTTTTGGCTCCATGATGAAAAAATTTTGGCGGGACTCTTTCAAGGCATTTCACAGGCAGATGGTACCGAGGTTATTCTTGAGAGTACAGCTAATGGTGTAGGTAACTCTTTCCATAGGCTATGGAAGGGTGCTGTAGAAGGTACCAACGAGTATATTCCTATTTTCGTACCTTGGTACTTGATGAGTGAATATCGTAGGAAAGCTCCTGAAGGGTTTGAAAAGACCCCAGAAGAAGAGATATTAGTAACAAGATATAACTTAGATGATGATCAGTTATATTGGAGAAGATTAAAAGTAGCAGAGGGTGGGTTGGATAAGTTCCGACAAGAGTACCCCAGTAACCCTGAAGAAGCCTTTATTGTTTCAGGTAGTAATGTGTTTAACGTAGAGAAGTTAAGTGCCTTAGTACCTCAGCCTATCTTGTCTCAAATGGATTTTAACTTTGAGTCACAGATGATGGAGCAACAAAAGAATGGATCGATTGAAATATTTAAGTATCCTACTTTTGAAGATTCTTTTGCTATTGGCGCTGATGTTAGCCTCGGGGTCGGCAAGGACTACTCTACGGCGGTAGTAATGAATGCTAAAAGGGAGGTGTGTGCTGTATACAGAAATAATACTATTGACCCTTCTCAGTTTGGTGATTTGTTATTTTATCTCGGTCGCTATTACAACAATGCTCTCCTCGCTGTTGAGTCCAACAGTATGGGTATCGCCACACTAAATAGACTAACTCAAATGGGTTATGTCAATATGTACTTCCAGACAAAGATGGCTAACGTCAGTAAAGAAGAAGGAACCCGTATCGGGTGGAGAACCACTATGGCATCTAAACCTGCTATTATTGGATTCTTGAAGAATGCTATTGAGCAAGAAGACATTTGGATTCCTTCCCGTGTTGTTATCGGGGAGTTGATGAATTATGTTGCGGATGATAATGGACGTACTAATGCTATTGTGGGGCATAATGACGATACTGTCATTGCTCTCGCAATTGTTCTCGAAGTAATCCGTACCCACGGAGATAGACTAACAACTAACAAGGTATCCTTTACACAAAAGATTGGATCCTTTGAACCGGATAATACAAAATGGCTATAGATTTAAAATTGACAGGTGAACAAAAGAAGCAGATGCAAGCTTTTGTTAAACCAACTCCACAGGGTAAATTAATGAACCCCAAGGAAAAAGTAGGTGATAAGTCCGAGAGGACTCTACCTATTCGTGGTCGCTAAGGAATATCCCTTGTGTCCTATCCGTTGGCTACTCATGGCAGGGATGATAGTAGTAGCAACTTATTTAGGTCATTGTGACCTCTGATTGAATGAAACCCAGAAAGGTTTACAATGACAGACAAACAGCAGATCCATCGGTTTAAGGCTGATAGATACAAAGAAGTAGTGGGAGATGATGAACTCCTACAGATGATTGAACAGGGTATTACTAACTCTGTTGGTGACTTCTTAAACAGTTCCGACTTGGCTCGTGAACGTCAGAAGGCTACCTACGAATATGGTATGATGCCTCAGTTCCACTTGACTCCTCAAGGCGTATCTCAGATTGTTTCATCTGATACAGTAGAGGCAGTGGAAGGTTACACAGCTATTTTAGCTGAACTTATGTTTAACAACAACCGTCTGGCCCGATTTATTCCGGCTGGTACTTCACCTAAAGATTTCCATGAAGCCAAAGCTGCTTCTGACCTAGTTAACTATGCTATCTTTAAACAAAATAATGGTTGGGAAATTCTTAATACATGGGTTAAATCAGCTTTGTTATGGAAGAACAGTATTGTTCGTTGGGAATTCATTGAAGACTTCGACTATAGCTTTGAAGAGTATGACTCAATCAGCCAAGAGAATTTAGATATTATCCTTGCTGATCCCGATATCGAAATCTTAGGTAAACTCAACTATGAGAATGAGCTAGGTACCGATGACCAAGGCAATGCTGCCTACAAGATGGTCTACAAAGATGTTCGACTTCGCCGTAAGAAAAACAAGACCCGTATTAACATCAAGAACGTTCATCCAGAATGTTTCCGTATTACTCGTGATGCACACTCATTAGATGATGCTGCATTCGTAGGTATTCAGATCGATATGACTCGTTCTGAAATCCGTAAGTACTTCCCTGATATTGCTGAAAATATTAACTGGGATACTATCGGTGACGGTTCATACGACTGGGCTACTAAGTACACTGAAGAACAGTCTGCTCGTAAGCGTTTGGTTGGTGAAGAATACTGGCTAGGTGGTAACTCAAGAGAACTATTCCCTTCAGAAGCTAACCGCCAAATTACTGTTATTGAGTGCTGGCTACGTGTTGACCGTGATGGTGACGGTATTGCCGAAATGAAGCACTTTATTATTGCTGGCTCCATGATTCTTCTTGAAGAAGATTGTGATTCAATTCCCTTAGCAACTCTTTGTCCTTTTGAGGTACCTCACGAGTTCTTTGGCTTGTCCGTTGCTGACATGATTCGTCCATCTACACTAGCTACTACCGCTATCATGCGCGGTTTCGTAGAGAATGTGTACTTGACAAACTACTCACCTAAACTAGCTGACCCTAACGTAGTTGACTTTAGTGCTCTTCAGAACATGAAGCCTAAACAGATCATTGCTACTAACGGTAATCCTAACGGTGCTGTAGCTGCCTTGACTCCTGACGCTATTAGCTCAGGTACTGTTCCTCTTTTAGAGATGTTACAGTTGCATAAAGAACAAGCTACTGGTTTGTCTAAAGCTGCTCAAGGTTTGAATGATACACTATACGTATCCGGTAACAGCGAAGAAAAGATGAACAAGGCTATGTCTGCAGCTCAAGTACGTATTCAGTACATGGCTCGTAGATTCGCGGAGACAGGCTTTAAACGATTAACTGAGGGTATCTACAAGACCCTCCGTGATAAGATGCGTGGTAAGACCATGCACTACTACGATCAGAATGATATTTTCAAGAATGTGGATCCAGGTACTTTACCTTCCAACCTCTTGTTATACATTGATGTGGACGTAGGTGAAAACTCTAACCATAACACTATCAAAAAGATGGCTATGGTTGGTCAACAGTTACTTCCCGCTTTGATGCAAGCAGGTGCTGGTGGTGCGATTAATCCCGAAGCCGCTGTACGTATTGCTTGTAAGACACTGGAAGCATTAGACTTAGATCCCCTAGACTACATGGTAGACTACACTGATCCGCAGTTTAAACAGAAAGCTCAACAATCTCGTGATGCCGATAATCAAGCTCAAGAGAAACAAAAGCAATTGGAAGAGAAGGCCAAGCAATTGGACTTAGCACAAAGACAGGCCACGGTCGATCTTACTAATGTACAAGCTAAGAACGCTCTTCAAGATAACACTAAACAACTTATGGTTGCTCTCGATAAATCTTATCAAGAGTGGGGTAAGCTGTATATCATGGCGGCTAAAGAGGGTGTAGATCCTCCTAAACAACCTGATATCCAACAACTCCTATCAATGGCTCAGGCATTTATCAGAAGTGATATGTCTGGAGATGCTTCCCGCCCACAAGGTGGACAAGAGATGCCGCAAGTCCAAGGACCAGCTGCAGCTATGGAACAACCACAAATGTAACAACCCGAACTTTCCCGAAAGGGAGAGTTCACCTAACACTTAATTAAATGGACAAATACAAAGAAGGCTTTCAGAAGAGAACAAAGCCGAAAATGAACCATGATACTGGCGAATATATTGTTGAACCATTCCGTGATGCTCAGGTATCACTTGGTAAAGCAGAATTTGCAGTACGAGAACGAGAACAATTCTTTGGCGAAGCGTACTCAGAGATCTTAGCAGACCTCTTTGTTACTTGGCTAAAGACTGAACCTCACGCTGTTAAAGAGCGAGAGTTCCTATACCATACAGCTATGGCATTAGGTAGCGTTAAAGAAAAGCTTGTAGGTATTGAGATGCTTGG